GGTATCGACGGGGAAAGCAACGGAGGCGTTGGTTGGAATGGTGAGGGTGATGGCGGCGGCGTTGCTAAGAGTTACCAACTTACCGGCGTCGGCGAGTACAAGCGTGTAGCTGGTGCCTGTCTGCGTGTTTTCAGGCACGGTTGTGACGGTGTCGTAGACTTGGGCCGTCGTGGCGATCTGGGTGGTGTCGGTGTAGGCAGCGGCGCTTGGGGCGGCGGGCGTACCTGTGAACGTAGGAGACGCAAGTGGAGCAGCGCCAAGGTTGGACAAGGCTGTGGCTGCATCCGAGGCTCCGGTGCCGCCTCCTGCGATGGGAAGAGGGTCAAGCGGATCACCACCGGAATAAGACGGCGCTGTCGCAGGGAACCATGTGCCGCCGGGAGAAGTGCCGCTGCTGTAGGTTTGGCCGACTTCACCCGTGTTGTCACCCGCGACGACGAATCCGCTGGCGGGGTAGTAAGTATTTGTGTCATCCCAACTGATGACTTCGCTGCACAGGCCACCGGGACTGCTAATGATGCAATAGCGAACGATAGCCATTAGTTTAGTGTCTCCATGATTACGCAGACACCGGCAGCGCCAGCGCCGCCTGTAGCACTGAGTGTCGTGGAGCTACGCTTAAGGATCGCACCGCTGGCCCCACCCGCACCATAAGACAGCGCAGCCTCACCATTGATATTGTTACCGCCAGCCTTGACCATGCCAGATGCGCCACCCTTACCCCAGAAGCTATGACCACCGGCACCGTTGGCGACACCACCTTGACCGAGTGTAGTGCCTACGTAAGCCGACACGCCGACCTCACCAAAACCGCCGCGCAAAGCCAGATACGCATCCGCAGCAACGTAGGACGCATTTGGAGCCGTGATGGTGTTGGACGCATTCGGACTGTACGTGTTGCTGGAAGTCTGGTTGCTCAGCCCACGGACACCGCCGGGAGCGGTCGCAATGTTCACCGCCGAGCCACTGACAATCTTCGAGAATGTCGAAGGAGAACCACTGATGGCGAGAGCGGTAGAACTCGCGGATGTTGTCGGTGGGGCCTGCCCGATGGCGATCTGGAACGTGTCTGCTTCAGTGGCGTCCATCGAGAAGATGAGCGTACCAGCGGCGGAACCGCCAATTCCGAAATATGTCTGGTCTGTACCGCCGCTTGCGATATAGGCACTACCACCCGCCCCGCCAGAACCCGTCAGATAGACGAGGATGCTCTTGGTGCCTGCGGTTGGAATATACTGACCGCCAGCGGTGAAGACGCGCATCTTGGTCTTGACGGAGCGGAGGTCGTAGGCATTCGCGCCTGTTTTACGGAGAAGGCCGGAAGTTGCTGTCAGGGCGGCGATGGCCGCGAGGTCGCCATCATACGCCTGAACATCGGTGCCGATCACAAGGCCCAGATTGGTTCGCGCCGTAGCTGGGTCCACCGCGTCGAGGTTCCTGATCGCCGTCCGTGGTGCGGTGATGAACACTGAAGCAGAGCCGCTGAGATTAAGCAGCGATCCCGTCGAGCTTTCGACCAGTGTGCGGGACAACGTCGTTCCCGACGCCGTGTAGGTGCCGGTGCCAATCTCCCACGCCGTACCGTCTTCGATGGTGTAGTGAACCACCGTGCCGTTCGTGACACCCGCAGCCGCGAACGACTGGTAACCGGCGACCGCAGAGCCGAGCGTGATTGTGCCCGCTCCTGTGGTCGCCGTCGTCATTCTGGCGCGGTTGAACACTTCAGGCATGGGAAAATCCCTTAAGCGTTACCGGCAGAGATCGTGAAGGTCGTGACCGCCACCGTCTGACCCGAAGCGATTGACGTGTTGTCGAGGGTCATGTCGCCACCGCCACCTGTTGCAGTGATGGTGCCCTGCGCGTGGCACGTCGTGCCGGTCGAGTCGAGGATACGGAAATAACCGGCGGTGCCGGTAGCATCAGCAGAGGTGTCCTGCCACGTTCCGGCGAGCGCCTTGGAACCGGACGCGGCAGCGGCCATCCAATCGGACGGCAGGGATAGTGATGCCAGAACCGTACCGGTCTGTGCCGCAGCACAGTTGGCAGGCGCTGAACCCGAAAGAATACGAAGGACAGCGGAAGCTCCTGTCGTAGACTCGAACGCATCAAGCTGAGCGTTGCGGACAGCAACTGAATACTGAAGTGCCATAGTCGTCTCCTATTTAGAAATCCGCACGAACGCGGAATTTAAGAACGTCGTAGACAGTGTGTGTCGCACCGTCGAGGCTGACGACAATCTCGCCTTCGTACAGTCCGGGGTCTACGTTGAGGATGTCGCCAGAAAAGTCGAACTGCACCTTTCCGTTCACAGCGTCCGTCTTGGCGCAAGAAATGACCTGCGGCGTAGCTGTCGAACCGGCTGCACGAAAGTTAATACTAACAGTCGTTGTGGCAGCAGAAAGATCGAATGGGTCTCCGGTCGCATCATCGGTGAGCGTCAGCGAGATCAGCGGCTTCGTATCACCCTGAACAACCTTGATAACGTCAGCCATCGTGCCACCTATTCAAGCGGGCGCATCTGCGCCGTAAGGGAGGCCCGCGCAACACCCAGATTGGCCTTCGCGCGGCGGGCCGCTGTCTTGTACGTGTACTGCTTTGCGTGGTAGGACGCAACACCGTAATCTGTCCATGACTTATCAGGTATAGTGTGCAGGTGTTGTAGCACACCGTGGGTGATCAACTGCTCAACCTCGTCCATGGCAGTCTTATCCATCGTCGTAGCTGACGGCGTAGGACGCAGAGCCAAGAACATCTTGATCGAATACACCTGTGCGGTGTCTGGGACTGGCGCAACCACGAAGTGATCGGGATCGAACTGGCTGAGAACACGCGGTGAACTGCGCCGACCGACATCGGTCGAAGGCCAGTCGGGGTATAACCTATGCAGATCATCCTGCGATACCGGCCTAAGCGTTTCCTTAAAGATATTATCCCCAAGCAGTGCAGCGTGGATCACCGCAACGACTTCGCTGTCAGTCGGAACCTCGTAGTCGTACTCATAGACCCCGGCAGTCAGAGGGATGATGTCCTGTTCGTAGCGCCAGACGAGCGTCTTCTCGCAGACTTCAATAGCGATATCGCGCACAAACTGCTCAATCGTCGGACGCGGGCATCCCGGCACATTCGCGGCCAGCTTGTTTTCCAGCGAAATAAACGTGCGCGTAGCCATCAGGGCAGGTCCCTCTTATCCAGACCACCGCTATCAAGATCGGTGAAGAGTCGCGTCTTGTAGTTGGTATCGAGGCTGGCGGTGAAGCTGTCGAAGAACATCTTGGCGCGACCGTTGGTCACATGCTCGTTGTCAATGCTCTCGGCCAAGAACACAGTGCCGTCCACCACCGTGGTGAAGTAGGCGTCGGCAAGCAACTCTACCGTCGCTCCGCTGGCATAGTCAGGCGGGGCCTTGGCATACTCACCAATCAGGACCTGCGCAGCAGGAGCCTTCGGGTAAATGAAGAACTTGTTCGGGTTGCGGGGGTGCCGCATCCAGTTGACCGTAGCGCCAGCGGTGGCATCCACCCAGCCGGGGTAAGTCTGATCGATGGTCTGCCGGTTGGTTTCGCGCACGGCGCTGCCGCCCTGCACACGGAAGACTTCCATGAGGCGGATGGAGTCGGAAGGTGCGGACTGGAGAACCTCGCCAGCCGTGCAGGTAATGGTTCCGACGTAAGAAAAGAGGTCCGGGCGGATCAGGGCAATGCGCTTCAAGGTCTGGTTGGCAAACCCCAAGAGTACCTCATCCGTGAAACGCCGAAGGCTTGCCTCAGAACTCGTATCCTGAAGCAACTTCCGGGCCTCTGTAATTACGTCGGAAAGGATCATACCTTCGTCTTCCGCGTCAGTTCGTCGTTGAGGTCTGCCAGCAGGTCATCCTGCGGCGGCTCGGGAATGTCGTCCGTAGTCAGGCTGACCTTGGGCTTACGACCCTTCGCCGCCTTCGGCTCGAACCTCTCAGGGAACGCCTGCTCTTCGGTGACTTCCTCGCAGAGAGGATTTGCCGCGAGGATTTCGTTCCACGGGTAGATAAAACCGTCGTTCTTGTTGCGGAGAAACTTACTCATATCACTTCTTGCCCTTCATCATGCACTTGCCAGCGGCCTTGCACTTGGCGGGCGATGGGCACTTGGAGCAGGGGGTGAACTTCATCATCGGCTTCTTCGCCATGGTAGGCTCCTATCTGTACTTCGCTGTTTTCTTGGCAATCTTGTCTGGCTGCTGCACAAACTGCTTGCCGCTCTTCATACCCTTACGCTTCGCTGCGGTTGTCGCCGCGTATTCTGCGGAGGATAATGCCTTAATCGCCGCTTCCGGTAAATATCTTTCTCCGGTCTTGGAGGACGGCTTACCGGACTTGGTACGCCACTTCTGGGCGGTCCAGTCCTTGAGGGACTTCTGGGGGGCCTTCACGACGTGTAGCCCCCGCCTGCTGCCTTGTACTTCTTTGCCAGAAGCTGGGCCTTGCGGGCCGACCACTGGCCTGCTGCTGTGCCCTGCACCGCTGCGCCCTTGATCTCGTTGAACAGGCGCTTGCGGAGGCTTGGCTTGGTGTAGTTCCCGGCCTCGTTGACCTTGGACTTCTTCACCGCTTCTTGCTCCTACCGGCCTCGCTCAGCGCGATGACAATGGCCTGCTTGCGGTTCTTAACCACGGGTGCCTTCTTCGGCCCCTTCGGATCAACGCCGCTGTGGAGTGTGCCCGCCTTGAACTCGCGCATCACCTTGGAGATTTTCTTCTGAGCCTTGGTTTTCATCAGCAGTTCCATGCTCTCAGGGATTTGTTAATACGAGAGTTCGGATCGTTGGCCGTCTTGGCCGAGGTGAGCTTCTTCTTCATGCCTTTCATCCGGGCACAGAAGCTGTCACGGCGTGGCCCGCCTTCGGGCTGCGGAGCCTTAAGCCCCGGCTTGTCGGGGTTCGCTGCGTTGTAGGAAGCCCGTCCCTTGGCATTCAGACCGCCCTTGGGGTTCTTCCCTTCCTTGCGTTGCCATGCTGGGGTTTTCGCCATGGCAATCAGTCCTGATAAACCACGGTGCAGGAGGTTGCGCCGCCGATATCGCAGTAAAGCCCGGTCGTGAACGACAGACCGCCTTCGGGCAAATTCCACGTCACGACACCCTGCTTGGTGGTATCGAGTTCGAGTACCAGCCGACCGGCAGCGGAGGTGCCGTCATACAGCTTGATATGGTCAAGCGAACCGCCAGCAGATGTATAGAGAACGCCGAGTAGGCGGCTTGGCCCTGTGACCATCTGGGCATCGGCATTCGTGTGGACGGACAGACTTTCGCGTGCCATGCGGCTCTCCTATAAGTTGTGAATGGGGGGCCGAAGCCCCCCATCGGATTACGTCACGTCGGTCATCATAGCGAAGATGCGGACCACAGCAGCAGCCGGAACAGCCGTGCCGATGGTCACGTCAATCGTATCAGCCGCCGAGTACAGCTTGCCACCGGACAGGGTCGGAGCGAACGCACCGGCAGCGAGGACCGGAACACCACCAGACCAACCGGTCGCGTTAACCGAGGTCGCAGCGAGATAACCGGCAGCGGCACCGCCATCACCGATGGACAGCGTGCTAGTGACACCAGCAGCGGTCGTGACTTCCATACCGACGTTGGACACAAGGGTGCCAGCGGGGATGGGGATCACTTCCAGAACATCGGTAGCGGCCAGAGCGGTAGCGCCAGCCGCAGAACGAGCAGCGATGATAGCCGGGAAGTTAAGCACAACTTCGACGCGATGGCACTTAGCCAGTGCGTCAGCAGGAAGTGCAGCGGAACCCTTGTTGAAACCAAGGGAGTCGGTATACGTAGCCATAGAGGTTACTCCTCAGAGAGTGATTGCGTGAAAAACGGGGGCCGAAGCCCCCGTCAATTAGGCGAGCGTAACGATGCCCTGTGCCAGAGCTTCCGGCTTGACGACCTTATAGCCGTAAACCTGAAGGCCACGCACGATGTTGCCGAAGGTGCTCTCCGAGCGGATCGTTTCCATCTCAGTCATCTGAGAGGCGAACGTGAAGCCCATCTTGTGACCGGCGATGATGTTCCAATACTTGGAAGCACCGGAACCGCTCGCAAGGAGGTTGTGGCTCATGTAGACCGTGAAGCGGTCGATCATACCAACGCGCCCGTTGCGGAGGATGGACGTGCCATCGCCCGTGATCGAGGCGTCCTTCAGATCGGACTTCTTGATCATGCCGACAGCCTTGGCCGGAAGAACAAGGAAGCGATTGCCTTCCGGGGCGTTGGCCTCGTCAAGCACCGTACCAAGATCAACGATGTAATCGAGGATGTTGGTCTTGGTGAGGGCAACCGGGGAGCCGGTCGTTCCGAGTGCGATGTTGCCAGAGATACGACCAGCGGTCGGGGAAGCAGTCGTACCGCCCTTGTTGGTCGAAGCGATATCCGGCAGCATATCGGTCAGAACGCGCTGATCGATCTTGATCTTCATACGCTCAGAGGCGTCCTTGGACCAATTATCCATCAGGTTGATGTCCGACTGAACCTTGTCGATGTCGTCCTCGATGCAGGCAAAGTACTCGCCCTTGTCGATCTGAAGCTGAAGCTTCGGCTTGTCGGGACTTTCGACTGAGAGGGTCTGACCCTTCACGTACGTACGGATGGTGATTTCCGGCGTAGTGCGGATGTTCACGGCATCACCCATGCGGCGGATTTCGCCCTCGTAGTCCGTGTTGGCAATAGCCGACAGAACCGTGGCGTCGTAGAAGTTCTGGATCAGCTTGCCTGACCAGATTTCGGGGATGAAGTTGCCCGAATACTGCGGGCGACCTGCGGCGGTAGGAAAGGGCATGGTAGTCTCCTAGATTTAGCTTGCTTGCATGATGCGTCCATCCCGCTGTGCTGCAAAGATGTCGCGTTCAACACGGTCACGCTCAGCTTCACGACCCTTGTACTTGCCGGAACGCACGTCGTTGAAGAACTTCGTGATGTCCTGCGGAGTATAGGTTTTCGCGGTCTGACCAGCAGAGGCACCCGAAGAGCCGCGTGCGCGACCGGGGGCAATCTGCCGCTCCAACTCTGAAGCAGACCGATTAGGTTGAGCATTCGCTTGTGGCGCAAACTTGCCAGACGCCGACGTGAAGGCGTTGAAGAACGCAACGACACGGTTCGCATCCAGATCACGCTGGGCGATCTCCAGATGGGTCTGACGCGAAGTATTCGTCAGCGGATCAACCTCCAACAGCCAAGACTGGAAGTCCTGATCGTTGTTGATCTGCTGCCAATTGGGTACACGCTGCGCGAGGTTAGACCAGAACCGCTCTTCCACTGACGCAGCCTGCTGCTGTGCAACACGCTGAACCTGCGGAATTACTGTACCTGCCACGTTATTCGTAAGGTGCTGGATGGTGCTCTCCAACTGGGCAATCTTACCCAGCATAGAGCCAACCTCCTCACGAGTGACCTTGCGCATCATATCAATCGACTCGCCGTACTCGGCCACGTCGTCGTCAGTCACGAGCTTCTGCGCGGACTGCGGTGCTGCCTGCGCAGCGACGGGTGGAGCACTGTTAAGCGTCGAAAGAAGGTTCTCCAACTGGGCGACACGGGCCTGCAATTCCTTGTTTGCGCCCCGCAGTCGCGGTACTTCTGCGTTAAACTGCCCCTGAAGCGTACGCCAACGCTGGGCATACGTGTCAGAGTTCGGGTCTTCCTTGGTGCCTTGCTCAGAGGCTCCAGAAGGTTGAACTGTCTTCCCAGCATCGTCAGCCTGAGAAGTGGAAGCTTCCGAAGTTTCGGGTTCGTTAGCATCCGCTTCAGCGGTCTGCTCACCCGAAATCTCCTTGATCTTCTCTTCCGCAGCTTCGATCTGCTTACGAATTTGTTCAGGCATTGCCATTTAATACGCTCCTATCCGGTATGCGTAGGGTTGGTCGGCGAGCGTGGCTGCTTTGCCGCCAAATCAGGGGAGTTTGTAGCCAACTTCACGAGTTCGGCTAATACTTGGCAGCGCCCCTGTGACACTGCCGAAGCACCTGAAGCGAATGGAAGCTGTTCGAGTTCGTGGGCCTTCCACTCCTTGAAGAAGGTCAGTACCTGCGGATACTGCCTCACAATGAGGGCCATGGCCTTCACAACCTCGTCAGTGGGGCGGATCACGGTGCCCCTCCAGACGCATTACTTGTAACGACGTTGGCCTGCTGCCCCCCTTTGGGAGAACCGTCAGGCTGTGTCGGAGTCGGTTTGCCGCCACCTTGCGGCGGCTGTCCCTTCGACGGACGCTGCATAAGGGCAGTTGTCTCGCGCGAAGGTATAA